CTTAATTTTAACTGCAAACACAGGTTTCTCGCGCGCGAGAGGGGTGATGACGGGAGGCTGGGCTTGAATAGGGAATTATATACTTGACAACCGATTATGATCGGATTTATACCACCTTATCGGGATGCAAATGGGCTTCCTACTAGGAGATAAGATGATGGCAAATGTTCCAGAATTACCAAATGGCTGCGGATCGTGGATTATCGTTCGCAAAGGTACAAATGACGCAGTCGCAGAGTTGTTTAAGCGTTCTTCTGTGGAGCGGATCAACTTTGATGGTTATGAGGCCCTTCCATCATCTGAATATCTTGCTCGCTATAACCTGATTGTAAAAGCCATCGCAGCGCATAGTGCTGGCCTCGTCGCATGAGCAAGTCCACAATCTCGCTGCTACAGCTATTCCAGATGTTCCCCGACGCCGATACGGCGCGGGGATACATGGAAGCGCGGCGCTGGCCCAATGGCCCTGTCTGCCCCGCCTGTGGCGAAGCTAAGCGCATCTATGAGCGCGCCAGCGGGGCAAAGCGGTGCAACGCCTGCCTGTCCACGTTTAGCGTTCGGAGCGGCACGATATTTGAGGAGTCCAATCTCCCGCTGAACAAATGGCTCTATGCCATGTATTTGCTCATCACGAGCCGCAAGGGCGTGTCCAGCGTTCAGCTTCATGCCGAAATCGGCGTCACTCAAAAGACCGCGTGGTTCATGCTCCAGCGACTTCGTGAGGCTTGCGGAAACGATCCTACGAAGCTGTCGGGTATCATCGAAATCGACGAAACCTATATCGGCGGGAAGGAAGGCGCGAAGCACGAATCTGCAAAGCTGAAACGCGGTCGCGGGACAGTCGGCAAAACGCCAGTGATCGGGATGCGAGAGAAAGGTGGGCGCGTCAAAGCGGGCGTGATCGCTGATGCCAGCGCCGCCTCAATCCACCGTGCGGTGCATCAAGCCATCGAAACAGGATCAACCCTGCACACTGATGAACATGGCGGCTATGTAGGCCTTGAAGGGCTGTTCTTTGATCACGAGCGCGTCAACCATAGCGCGGGCTGCATCCTGATCAACACGGGTGCGGACTTTGAAAAGTGGCGCAATCTTGAAGGGTCTGCTTTTCAGGATGGCGCATCATGACAAGCATAGAGGAACAACGCCGGGACGAGCTTTTGACACAAGCCCGGCGCGTTTATTGGTCCTACACACTGCGGGTGAAGGGCATTACTGACCCTGATCCTGATTGGGAGGATAAGTTGATGATTGGCGAATTTGATCAGCAGCACGGCGTTCAAATTGCGCTTGAAGCCTTGCGGAGTGTCCGATGACCAAAGCGCCGCCCGCCCTAGACGCAATGACAGATGTTGTTCTTGCCTATCGCCCCGCTGGCACTGGCGAGAACACCGCCGCTATCGCCCGCAAAATGGCCCGCAAGAGCATAAAATCCGTCTGCCCCCAATGCGGCGCAAAACGCGACTTCTTCTGCGCTTCAAACTGCCCGAATGCGAAATGATCGGTCACAATGTATATAATTCCCCTTCATAGCGAGCGGCCAGTTCATCCAAGCGCTTTCTGCAGTTTGCGAATCTGGTTGTGACTGAAAGCAACCGGCGACAGCGGGTCGATTCTGCCCACGGCGCTATTCAGGTGATGCAGGCGGCGGCAAAGGCGGTGTTGATGCCTCCGGGCCATGTGCCGCTGAGTGAGATCGAGGTGATGTTTTTCAATTCGCTGATAGCTCGTCGGGCCAAGTCTGAATGGAACGACCATGATCTTGAGCTGGCCGCATTGACGGCAAGGGACATGGCGTCGGTGGAGCTGGAAACACGGCTGGTGCGTGATGAGGGTTCGGTTCTGAGCACCTCAAAAGGGTCGCCGTATCAAAACCCGCGCGTTGCAGTGCTTCATGGCGCGCAGGCACGTGTGCTGGCGGCGCGGCGGTCACTGAGCATTCATGGGCGGGCGGATGGAGAGCGGAGAGACGTGGCGAAGCGGCGGGCGCTGGCGCTCTCAGTCGAGGGCGACAATCCGCTCGAAGATGATCTGCTGGCACGGCCAAACTAATCGGACATGGCCGCTCTGAAAAAGCCTCTCGCCAAGTCGCGAGGGGATAGGGTCATTGCGTTCATCGAGCGCTACTGCATCGTGCCGGATGGGAATCTGCTTGGAAAGCCGATGCGGTTGCTGGATTTCCAGAAGCGGTTTATCCGCGATCTGTATGACAACCCGGCTGGAACACGCCGTGCGTATCTGAGTATCGCCCGAAAGAATGGAAAGACGGGCCTGATTGCTGCGCTTGTGCTCGCGCATCTCGTTGGACCGGAGGCTGTTGAAAATACCCAGATCATCTCTGGTGCGCGGTCGCGCGAACAGGCGGCGGTCGTGTTCGAGCTGGCGTCAAAAATGGTTCGGATGTCGCGCGAGCTGAGCGCCATCGTTCGTGTTGTGCCAAGTGGCAAGAGGCTGATTGGCTTGGCGGTCGGCACTGAGTATCGCGCGATTTCGGCTGAGGCAGGAACGGCGCACGGGCTTTCGCCGGTGCTGGCGATCCTTGATGAAGTCGGCCAGGTGAAGGGGCCGAAGGATGGCTTCATAGAAGCGATTGAGACATCACAGGGCGCGCATGAAAGGCCACTGCTGATAGCAATCAGTACACAGGCGGCCAGTGATGCGGACCTGTTTTCTCTCTGGCTGGATGAAGCCGAGAAAGCGCCGCAGCCAAGCGTGATCTCGCATGTGTATCGCGCGCCGGATGAGTGTGCCCTTGATGATCGCGAGTCATGGCGAGCGGCCAACCCAGCGCTTGGCGTGTTCAGGTCGCTTGAAGATATGGAGGTTCACGCCGCTCGTGCGATGGCCGCGCCGGTGAATGAGGCGAGCTTTCGATGGTTGTTCCTCAACCAGCGAGTCGAGGGTGAAGCGCCGTTCGTCTCTCGCTCGATCTGGATGGCGTGCAACGGCCCGGCTGAAATACCGGACGGTGCGAGGGTATGGGGCGGTCTTGATCTGTCAATCCGCAACGACCTGACGGCGTTCGTGTTGATCGGCAATGTTGATGGCGTCTGGCATGTGAAGCCACAGTTCTGGTTGCCTGACGCGGACCTTGCGTCGAAAGAGGCAAAAGACGGCGCGCGATATCGAGAATGGCGTGATGCCGGGCGCCTGCACACGGTGCCGGGCAATGTGATCGACTATGATTTCGTTGTGCCGCATCTGCGAGAAGCATTCGAGCGATACGACGTTCAGAGCATCGCGTTCGACCGCTGGCGGATGAATGACATGCGGGCCGCGCTCAATCGGGCGGGCGCACCACATGACATGCTGGATCGGTTTATTGAGTTTGGGCAGGGGTTTCAGTCGATGTCACCGGCGCTGGAAGCGCTGTTGGGTGACGTGTTGGCGAAGCGACTGGCGCACGGAGGCAATCCATTGCTGACGTGGTGCGCGGCGAATGCACGGGTCGAACGTGATCCGGCGGGGAATATCAAATTGACCAAGAAGCGTCTGACGGGCCGCATTGACGGCATGGTGGCGCTGGCAATGGCGGTAGGAGCGAGGCCAAAAGAATTGGAGATAGATACAGCAGACGCAGGGGTTCTATTCCTGTGAGCATGCTTGCACGCGCGATCAGCGCAGTTCTTGGTGGCGGGCGACAGAAGACGCCTGTGCCTGACGTGGTTGATCAAACCGTTGTACTGAGCGAGCGCGATGTGATGGCGCAGATATTCGGCATAGGAGGCGGCATTGCTCCTTTGTCTGAAAAAACGGCCATGCAGGTTTCAGCCGTATATGCGTGTGTCAACCTCATAGCAGGTGCAATCAGCACGATCCCGATGCGCATCTATAAGTGCGCGCGCGATGGCCACCGCGAGGAAATGCTGGAAGACGATCTCTGGTGGATTTTGAATGAGGAGTTCTGCCCCAGATGGGCTGCATCGGCGGCATGGGAGTTTCTTGTTTCGTCCATGTTGCTCCATGGAGATGCGTTTGCCGAAATCAAAAGAGATCAATTTGGGAGGATTACAGGTCTGATACCTGTGCATCCTAGTCGCGTTGCGGTCGGTGTATATCCTGACGGGTCAAGGCTCGCGTATGCGATTGAGCCAGACCCGGCCACACCGAAGGTTGAGCGAAGGACGCTCGATCAGGATGATATGATCCATGTCGCGGGTTTTGGATTTGACGGAGTGCGCGGGCTGTCGGCACTGCAATACAATCTGGCGATGACAGGCGGTGTAGCGCAGGCCACTCAGGAGTATGCGGCAAAGTTCTTTCAAAACTCGGCGCGCCCAGACTACGCGCTTGTGTTTCCGGCTAATGCCTCAAGCCAGTCAGTCAGCAAGGAAAAGCTCGAGTTCATTAAGCAGCAGCTTGAAGAGCGCCACCAAGGCATTTCCAAGTCACACCTTCCAATGCTTCTGACTGGCGGCATCGACATAAAATCGATCACGCTGCCCATGAAGGACATTCAGTTCCTTGAGGTGCGGCAGTTCCAGATCGAGGAAGTGGCGAGGGCATTTGGGGTCCCGCCATTCATGATCGGCCACACAGAAAAGACAACGAGTTGGGGTTCAGGCGTTGAAAGCATGGGCACATCATTCGTGCGTTTCACGCTAAACAAGCACCTTGAGAAGTTCCAGACAGAAATCAATCGGAAGTTCTTCAAGACGCGCGGGAAGGTCGCTGTATTCGACACATTCCGACTTGAGCGCGCCGACATGAAGACGCTCTTCGAGTCTTTCAGAATTGCCATCGGTCGCGCTGGCGAGCCCGGTTTCATGACGCCCGACGAAGTGCGCGCGATCATTGGCCAATGCGGAATCAGTCTTTCAAAGGAGGGCGTCCATGCGCCGGAACAAGCTATTCAGCCTGCTGGCTGATAATCGTGGAAAGGGATCGTTTCGGGCAGAGGCCGCGACAAACGAAATCTTCATCTATGATATCATCGTCGGATCGCGGTGGGAGGCTGACATTTTCGGTGGAGTATCGCCCGAAGGTGTCATTGCAGCACTCAATGGTATGGCGGGACCTGTCACGTTTCGGATCAACTCGCCTGGCGGGGATGTGTTTGGCGCGAGAGCCATAGAGCAGGCAATCCGTGAATATGAAGGGCCGGTCACGGCTCAGATTGATGGCGTGGCAGCATCTGCGGCCTCACTGATTGCAGTCTCAGCCGGGCGCACGGTGATGGCTCCGGGCTCACTCATGATGATTCACAAGTCGTGGTGCATGACAGTGGGCAATAGCGATGACCACATGAGCGCCGCTGCGTTGCTTGAAAAGATTGATGGCACTCTTGCTGAGACCTATGCGGCCAAATCGGGCAAGAGCGCTGACCACTACGCTGCTTTGCTGGCCGCCGAAACATGGTTCACGCCACAAGAGGCCGTTGACGAAGGTTTGGCCGACGAAATTGCCGGGGCCACAGACAAGAAATCGAACTGCTGGAACCTGAGCGCCTACGAGCGCGCACCGAAGCTGGGTCAAGGACAATCACCCGCGCACAATGCGGGTGTAGAGATGGAGCATCGCAAACGTAAGCACCGGCTTGCAATGCTTCGACACGCTGCCTGACGCTGTTCGCGCAAGCAGATATCCGCCCCGCAAGGGGCTTTTTTTATGAAAGGAGCTGCAAATGAGCAGCATTCAAGTTCTCCGCGAACAGCGCGCGGCTAAGGCACAGACGCTGAATGAGTTGGTGTCAAAGAAGGAATGGGATGAGGCCAAGGATACGGCCATCTATGACGAGGGCATGCGCGAGATCGATGCCATTGACGCACAGATCAAACGTATCTCTGACTTCAACGCAAAGGTTGCAGATGATGCCCTGAAGAACACGGTCATCGAAGCCTCGGAGCGTGCAGGCCGTGACAACAAGTCTGAAGGCGCGGCGCTTTATGCGAAATGGTTGCGTGGCGGCGACGGTGCGCTGAACTCTGACGAGTGGGGCCGGGTTCGCGCCACCATGTCCACAACGACTGGCTCTGAAGGCGGGTTCACTGTGGCGACCACAGTTGCTGCCTCAGTTCTGGATGCCCTGAAAGCCTATGGTGGCATGCGTTCTGTGGCGGAGGTCATCAAGATGGCACAGGGTAACCCTATGTCATTCCCGGCATCAGACGGCACGTCAGAAGAAGGTGAAATCATTGCTGAAAACGCTGCGGCCACATCCGCTGATGTCGCGTTCAGCACTGTCGGCCTGCCTGTTTACAAGTATTCGTCCAAGGTCGTGACTGTTCCGTTTGAGCTTCTTCAGGACTCAAGCGTGGACATCGAGGCATTTGTTCGTAACCGGCTCACCACACGGCTTGGGCGCGTCACCAACAGGCACTTCACCATTGGCACTGGCACAGCTCAGCCGAATGGTGTTGTGACGGCAGCGCCTGTCGGTGTCACAGCGGCCAACGCATCTTCTCAGGTGACGGCTGTGACCTATGACAGCCTCATTGACCTTCAGCATTCTGTTGACCCGGCCTATCGGGAAACGGGGAACTGCCGCTGGATGTTCAATGACGCCACGCTCAAGGCAATCCGTAAGCTGAAGGACGGCCAGAATCGCCCGATCTTTGTGCCCGGTTACGAGACGGGATCGCCGGGTGGTGCGCCAGATCGTCTTCTGGGTGCGCCTATCACGATCAACCAGTCTGTTGCTTCAATGGCGGCGAGCGCGAAGTCGATCCTCTTTGGCGACTTCAGCTACTACAAGATCCGTGATGTCATGGATGTGACCATGTTCCGGTTCACGGACTCGGCCTACACCAAGAATGGTCAGGTTGGCTTCCTTGCTTGGATGCGCTCAGGCGGCAATCTCATTGATGTTGGCGGCGCCGTGAAAGTGTTCGTCAACGCTGCCACCTAAGCGGAAGGATATGGGCGGGTGAAAGCCCGCCCAACTCCACAATGACAAACACATATCCGCCGATCATCAAGACGCCGCCGACCGGCGATGCCGTGGATGTCGCTGATTTGAAGAATGATCTGCGGATTGACTTCAGCGCCGATGATGCGTTGCTTGGGCAATATATAAAAGCTGCAACAGAGCTGCTTGATGGCCATAGCGGCATCCTCGGGCGATGCGTGCAGCCACAAGAGTGGACGCAAAGCTTCGATGCGTGGGCGAACGTGATGCGATTGCCGTTCCCTGACGCGAGAGGCGTCACGGTTCGGTATATTGATGCGCAAGGGATCGCGCAGGTTCTGCCCGCCAGCTCATACACGGTCAGTGATGATGGATTAGGCAGTTACATTGCCATGCTTTCAAACGCCGTCACACCTACAATTGACGGCTCACCGAAGTGCATCAGCGTCGATGCGACTTATGGGTTTAGCGCATTGCCAGCGGGGATTGCGTTCGCGATCCGACTAATTGCGGGTCATTGGTACCAGAGCAAAGCCATCGTTGGCGATGGGGCTGAATTGCCATTCACGGTGAATGCACTGCTTGGTCGCTACATGCGGACGAGTATCGCGTGACCATGGATGCGGGTCGCCTGAAAGAGATCGTGCGCTTCGAGCGGCGGGGGGAAGTCGATGACGGCTATGGAAACACCCAGGGCGCGTGGGCGGTAATCTCTGGTCTTGCAAGTGTTCGCGCTGCATTCAGGCCGGAGTTCGGGCGTGAAAGCGTGGAAGCCGGACGACTTCAGGCCACGATGCGTGGCACGCTGACAGTGCGGGCTTGGGCAGATACGAAAGGCGTGACGCCTGCTGACAGGGTGGCGTTCATGGCTGGCCCTTATGCAGGTATTGAATGCCAGATCAGGTCCAAGGTGCCGACGCCTGACGGGGCTTTCATCGAGTTCGTTCTTGAAAGCGGTGTTGCGCTCTAATGGCGCAGTCCCCAGAGCTTCGCGCATCCTTGCAACGGCTGCGGCGCGCCCTCGTGCAGGACACGCCAGTCATGTTCAAGGCGGCGCTCATCGGGGCTGTCGATGAAAGCGCTGAGAAACTGTCCAACTTTCAGAAGTCTGTGGCTCCTGTGAGCCATGACGATAACCCCGGACAGCTACGTGACTCTCATCGATACACGCTTTCGGAGGGTGGGCTGAAAGCAACGATTATGGCAGGCGGCGCAGAAGCACCACATGCCAAGCACGTTGAACACGGCACGAAAGAGATTGAGCCGCATTCATGGTTCTATCCCGCCTATCGATTGATGAAGCGCGATATTCGCCGCAACCTGTCGCGTGCGGTGACCAAGGTTGTGCGTTTCTGGAATCAGAACTCACGCTGAGATGAAACACAACTCGTTCGCTGTTCAGGCCGCTTTGATCGCGTTCCTGAGAGCGGAGCCGCGCGTCACTGTGCTCGTGGGTCAGCGCAGCTATGACGCAGTGCCGTCGAGCGTGCTGTTTCCTTATCTGGAATTTGGACTAACGCGCACGAAGCCGTTTAGAGTGAACGGCGCGCATGGATCGAGCACGACGCTTGAAGTCTATGTATGGACGCGACCGTCAGCGACCGAGGTGATCGGAAAGCGTCAGGCCGAACAGATCACTGGAGAACTGGCAGAAGTCCTGCATGGATCTGCCTTGAACATCTCTGGCCATGGGATGCAAGGGGTCTTTGTTGAGCAATCAAGCGTTGCCCGAATGGGTGACGGCCTAACGGTGCGCGGTATCGTGACCCTGCGCGTGGACACACTGAACACCATCTGAGTTTGCCATAACCGCCCTTTGGCAAGGCTCTCGTATCACTTCTAGGAAAGGGCCATTGCAATGGCAAATCCCTCTATTCAGGCGTCATATAAGATCGACATCTCACGTGAGGTATCGGCAAACACATGGGAATTGATCTGCGGGATCACTTCTTATGACTTTGAGCAAACGCGATCAGTTCGCGAGACCTTCGTTCGTGATTGTGCAACCGCTCACGCGGTCCCTACTCGCATCCGTCAGCCCGGCCTTAAGGACGCGAAGTTCAGCGGCTCCGGCAAGCTCGCATATGAATACATGGACGAATACAAGGCGATGTTCGAGGCGAGCACCGCAACCAAGTTCAAGATCACAGTGAACACCAACACCACGTTCACCGGTGACTTTGTGTTCACGTCCTTCAAGATCAATTCTGATGCGATTGATGAAGCTGGATACATCGAGTGCTCGATTGCCCTTGAGGCGGCGTCTGAAATCACATGGACTGTGACGCCGTGAGCACTGATTACGATCCTTCATTCATTGCTGCGTTTGGCGATGGCGAATATCGCTTTCGCCTCTGCGGGATTAAGGAGTGGGCCGAGGTCGAAGAAAAGACCAAGGCTCCGCTCTTTGTCCTACTCGACCGGCTTTTGAATAGGGCTTGCGGGGCGTCAGACATTTATGAACCGATCCGGCTTGCATTGATCGGTGGCGGCTTAAAGCCGGTTGACGCGCTCAAGCTCTGCCAACGGTATGTCGTGGAGCGTCCTTTGGCAGAAAGCCTGCCACTGGCGCTGGCTTGTGTATCGTCAGCCATCGTTGGGCCAGAGCAAAAAAAAAGCGCAGAGCCGGAAAGCGAAAGCCCGGAGACGACGGACGCCTCGACTACGGCGGCATCCTCGGAACAGCCCAAGCCATCGGCATAGGAAAGGCCGATCTCGACGCCATGTCTCTCTATGAGTTCATCTCCCGCGTTGACGGATGGAACATGGCGCAGGGAGGCAGGCCAGAACCAGAGGTGCCGAGTGCAGATGATATGCGCGAGCGAGCTGAGAGGGTGAGAAAGCAGAATGGCTGAGGAGATTGACGGAAAAACGCTTGCGATCTCTATCTCGGCCGACCTCAAGCGCCTCGACAAAAACATGAAGGACGCCGTCGCGCGCATCAAAGTTGCTGGCGAGAAGATGGAGGCGCAGGCAGCGGCGACCGGCAAGCGCATGGACGCCGCGCTCGAAAAAAGCACACGCGGAATAAAGGCTGCATTGGCTGGCGGAGCCGGGCTTGGCGTTGTGACGCTGACCAAGCAGCTGCTGCGCCTCACAGACACATGGATATCGGCCAGCAACAAGCTCGCTGCATCCGGTGTGGCGACCGCACAGGTGAGCGGGCGCATGAACGAGCTCACTGACATGGCTAACCGCACGCGCACGTCGCTGGAAGCAACGGCGGACCTCTACGCGAAACTCACACGTGCGTCTGGCGAGCTTGGCCTGTCTCAGCAGCAGGTCGCGCAGATGACCGAGACGGTGAACAAGGCGTTCATCGCCGGTGGCGCATCTGTGTCAGAGCAACAGGCGGCTATTCTACAGCTCTCGCAGGCATTGGGCTCCGGCGTTCTTCAGGGTGATGAACTGCGGTCAATCCGCGAGAATGCACCATTGCTGGCTAAAGCCATTGCAGATGAGTTTGGCGTTTCTATCGCTGGGCTGAAGAAGCTCGGCGCGGATGGCGCGCTGACATCGGATCGCGTGGCCAAGGCCATCCTCAACGCCAGTGGCAGGATTGATAGCGCCTTCGGAAAGACGAAATCGACGGTCGAACAGGCCGGTACTGTCTTCTGGAATGAGCTGACGCGGTTCATTGCCACATGCGACAATGCGGTTGGCGCATCACAGGCATTTGCGGCGATCCTCAACGCCGTCGCTCGCAACATCGATCTTGTTGCCGGTGCTGCGGTGGCACTCACAACCATCCTGACGGCACGCTTGGCAGCGGGAGGGATTGCAGCGGCTTACAGGGCCCTCATTTCATTCAGCACCCAGCTTGCGGCGGCGTCGGCCATGTCGGTGAGTCTTGGCACAACAGCGACACGCACGGGCGCGATCCTTGCTGGCATGGGTGGCGGTCTTCTTCGGATATTCGGCGGGCCTATCGGCCTTGCCATCACGGCTGTGGGCGTCGCCATCGGCGCGTATGCCACGAGTGTGGATGACGCAGCACAGTCGCAACAGCAGTTCGACACAAACAACCAGAAGATATCGGCGGGCCTTGAACTGGTCGCCCAATGGCAGGGGAAGGCCGGTGACGCGACACGCGACCTAGCGGACAACCTCCAAAGCGCTGGCGCGAACATGGATACTGCTGCACTCAGTGCAGAGGGCGCGGCAGCAGCAAATCGTGCCTATGCCATCGAGACAATCAGGGCGGCACAGGCGGCTGCATTCCTGAATGCGCAGATGTCTGGCAAAAAGGTTGCAGAGCTGGATGCGAAAATCACTGAGCTGAAGCCTATGGTTCCAGAAGACCCATATGACACTTCTGGAAAGTATGATCCTGCGCACCGTGATGCATATGATGCTGCCATCAAAAACAGGAACATCGAACAGACGCTGAAAGATAGCTACAGCAAGGCGTCTGACGAATTGTGGAACTCGCTTCAGAAGATTATGAGCGATCCAATAGCCTTCACAAAACCTACAGCAGCAGGCGGTGGAGGCGGTGGCGGGACGAAGCCAGCCAAGGGTAATGCGGTGGCCAAGGCTGCGGCGCGTGAGGCTGAACAGCTACGCCGCGCGGTGATCGATTCCATGGGGGAAGAAGCACGCATCACCGAAGAGCTGCGCAAGCGCATTGAAGAGCTGAATGAAGCGCGTGCCAAGGGCCTGACGATCGACGGCAAGGTGCCGGATTACAACAAACTGATTGCTTCAGAAAAGGCCAAGGCTGCCAAGGAAATCGAAGAGCTTCGCAAGCGGCAATTCGACACGACCTTCGGCGCTGCGGCTGACATGTCGAAGCGTGTTCTCGACCAGATTACACAGAAGGCCAATGAGACGCGCGACTCGTTCAAGGGGGCATTCCGTGGTGCCATTGAAGAGTTGAAGCAGGGGAACGAAGGCGGCGCGGTGGCGGCATTCTTCCAGCCATTTGTGGATCGTATGAGTGAGCAAGCCATGAATGCGCTCTATGACGGGTTTGCGAGCCTGCTTGGGCAGGACACCATGAGCACGCTATTTGGCCCGCTGGATGCGGCGCAGGTGGCACAGGCAACCTCGTTGCAGCAGATGACGAATGCCACTGTGCAGGCGACTGTGGCGCTACAGCAGATGGCGGCATCGGCTGGCGGCGGTGGCAGCAAAGGCGGCATTCTGACCGACATCCTCAATGGCATCAGCGGCATTGTCGGCGGACCATCAAATCAGAACGGCACGCGCTCAAGCGGCCCGACAAGCCAGCGAGGCACGCCAGGGCGCCGGGCTATGGGCGGACCTGTTACCGCAGGACATCCATACATCGTCGGCGAGAACCGCCCTGAACTGTTCGTGCCCAACCAGTCCGGCAACATCATCCCGTTTGTGCCACGGATTCCGCAGGCTGCGTCACCGCGCATGAACATGACGTTCGCGCCGATCCTGAACATGCAGGGAAGTGGCCCGCAGGAAGTGGCCGCAATGAAAGCGGAGCTTGCCAATCAGCGCGCGGCATTCCAGCGCTGGGCAGAGGGTGAGCGTGGGCGCGTGACTGGCCATGTGACCGACGCCATGTCACGCCGTCAGGTGCGGCAGCGCTGAAATGACCATCACCTATCCGCGCATGTTCCCGAGCTTCGGCGTCGGGCCGATGCGCTTTGTCTTGCAGCGGACTGAGGCGATTACGCCTGAGCGCTCTGGCCGTCTGGCATCTGTCGCGCTGGGCTGGCCGGTGTGGCGGCTTGAGGCCGACTTCCCGGCCATCACAGATGAAACCGCTGTGCAGATCGAAGCGTGGATTGCGAGCCTGCGCGGAATGTCAGAAGGGTTCATCGGCCATGATGTGCGGCGCTGGTATCCAGCCTCATATCCGGGCGGCACGTTTCCACTGACGCGACATGGTGGTGCTGCCTTCGACGGCTCGGCCACGTCATTCTCACTCGACGGCACACGCAGCATCGTCACGCTGAATGGCCTGCCATCATCGCTCGTGCTCAGCGCTGGTGATTTCATCGGGTTCAAAGGTGGTGCCGGGTTCACGAAACGCGCCTGCGTCAAAGTGATCGAAGGC